AGGAAAGAATGTCAGAAATGAAAACAAAGTCCCAGATGTTCCGGTTACAGAAACTGCATCACGATTCTGGGCCACCTACCTATATGGTGCAGAAACGCCGTTTCGGTATGAGTGCTCTCGTGGACATTATCACCTACTTCTCTAAGTGGGTTGATGTTGTAGAGGTTTGCACTGAGATTGAAGCAAGACGTATTATTGCAATGAAATACTACACATACCGTCAGGAGTTTAGCGGTCGTGTTGTCAAAAAAGAAACTATCAAGTTGGAGGAAAAGAAAGATGCCTAGACGTTTAATAGTAATCAGTGGTGCGGGACTTAGTGTTGAGAGTGGAGTACGAGCTTTCCGTACCGACACCGCTTCCGGTAGAAGTATGTGGGACGAATACGATATTGGAGAGGTTTGCGACTTACGCGCTTTCCGTGCAGGTTTTGAGAAGTATACTGGATCAGAGGTTAAGGCTCACTGGCTGTATGAAAATGATAAAGGCATTGACCTGTACACTCTAACCAATGAGTTTTACAACAAGCGCCGCGAAGAATTGGGTACTGTTGAGCCAAACTTAGCTCATTGCCGTATTGCAGAATGGGCTAACCGTTTCCCTGGTCAAGTGATTAACCTGACTACTAACGTTGATAACCTGTTGGAACGTGCTGGTGTTAAATCTGATATCCTCCATATTCACGGTTATTTGCCAGAAGTGATTACCCAAGACTCACCTGGCGATCCTAGGCGTGTAATCGATGTTGGATATAATGCTGTGGATGTTTCTGAGCACTTCTTTGTTAAGCCTAACATTGTGTTCTTCTACGAGAATGCCCCAGCTTACACTGAGATGTATCACGTTCTGGATAATCTGACAGTTCAAGATATGGTGGTTGTTGTAGGTTGCTCTAACTTAGTGATTAACTTCTGGAGTGAACTGATCCCGAAGGCCCGTAGGTTTGGTTTGCAGGTACACGAGGTAAACCCTCACGGTTTGTATAACGAAGAGCAGATCATCCAAGAGGCAGGAGGTAAAATCTGGAGGAAAGGCGCTGGAGACGTTTTCAGTGACCCAGAGTTCTGTGAGATTATCGAAAAGCATCTGGAAGGATGAGAGAGGGAGCCGAAAGGCTCCTTTTTTATTGCCTACGATTCGTGGGAGCGATTCTAAGAGGTTTTATGATTCTAAGGTAGGGAAACGTATTGCTGACCTGTTAGAGGCTCTTAGAGTGTCTTATATAAAAGAAAAGGAGCCGTTAGGCTCCTCTTGTTAACTCCGTTTCCACCATTCCCAAGCTATTACGAGGATGACAGCGAATATTAAAACGTTACCTAAGCCGTGCAAGTGTAGTGACATACGTTCTCCTAAAAGTTAAACAGTTCTTCGATGGATTCTTTAGAGGTAAGTAGTTCCTCTTGGATCTTAGGGATATCGATACGATGAATCTCTGTGTATCCCTCCAGCCCACTCTTTTCAATATAGTGGTTAGCCAGAGCAGTCGTAGGGAACCACGTTGGAATTCCGTGTTCATCAATAATCATAAAAACAATGTCACGCATACACACCTCCATTAGATCCCCAATAACGCTCAATCGTATCCTCGTCTTCTGGGGTGACTCGACTCAGATTCTTTTCATCCAGGTATACTTCTTTGTAGCCGTCTACTGGACAGTCATAGATGCAAAACCAGATAGGGTTTTCATCTATACGATGCTGGACGTGAACTGTAGCACCCATAGGGTATTCATCGTCCAAACCAAATACAATCGCTATACATCCACCAAAAACACAATCACCAGATACTGCTCTCATTTCATTTCCTCCTAACGTAAAAAAGCCTACCGAAGTAGGCTATCAAATATTGTTGGGATTAGCAACCACTATCGTCCCAATATTCTTCTGAGGATTCCCACCAAGATTCTTCGTGAGACTCTACCTCTTTCTGAGGTACATTGATAACAACTTCAACACCGTCTTCCAGAGTGAAGCTGTTACGGCCCTCTGTCAGGTTAGGGGTGATAGAGTTGATTGCATTCTGTACTACCTTACGTGCTTTAGTTGAATCCATTATTTACCTCCAATTAAGTCGATGATATGAAGTGGTAACTCTCTTGTGGTGAGTCCACATTGTCTTAAGTCGTGATATGGTACACCAAGTTCCTCCAGAACGTCAATGAAAAGTTGGTCAATATCCTTGGCTTCTTGTTCTGTCTGGCTTCTGCCGTATCCCTCATACTTTGCCTTACGAGGCAACATAATTACTGTATTGTCGTAGTCCTTGAATAAGGTGAGAATCAGATTATCCAAGATACTTGGCGTATTGTAAAAACGATTATACACGATACCATTTAGAAGACAAGCATCACTGATAACGTAATCTACCTTTCCGACTAAACGATGCAGGGCGTGGTTCTGAGTTGCAGTTAGCAGTAATTGGTCATCCAGCATACCTGTATTGTCATCATACACTGCATCTTTGATTACCTCAGTAACCAACTCCACCTTGTACTTCTGGTCGATCTTCATATTATGGAAGATACCAGCGGCTGTAGTGGATTTGCCAGCCCCAGGGCCAGCAACCAGAGATATTACCTTAGTTTGTAACATTAGACACCACCTTAAACACGGTTGTAATGCTGATTGTATTATCCCTGACATATCCGGTGATAGCATATCCGGCTGGGTTTGCTTGGAATACTAAAGTCTGAAAATCCTTCGGAACTCCGTGCTCAAACAAATGCTTCACTTCGGCGTGAATCTGATTGTAGATAACTGTCAGGATCTTCTCAAAGAAAGTTCCGTGATCTGGAGTCAGCCCTTGTGCAATGAATCCTAGTTCCCGAATGTCCTGTTTATCTAACTCTGCATCAAAAGTATACTGAACCAATTTTATCGGTTCCTCCGAAGGTCTGTGAAACACATCGGAGGTGGATAGTTCGATCTTCATAGCGGAAGGAAGACGATCAAACAGTAACTTTGTCAACGCAGAGCCATAGTCTGAAAATTGAAGCTTGTCAATATTAAAACGTTTTGTTGGCTCTTTGTATGCAATCATTTAGCACTCCATTGAACTTGAACACCAAGCATAAGTACCTTGGATGTAATCACAACACGCACTGTTACCGTTGTAGACAACACCATCAGAAAGAATTAGGTTATCTAAATCTAAACCTTCTACTTGCTTTAAGGCTTTCTTGATTTTCTTGTATAGCTTTTTGCCTTCTTCAATATCACTCTGAGAACGTAAGTTGCGATCATCCATCATACTATCGTAGTCTTCCACATCACCGTATTCGCTAAGGTATGCTGCTGTGCCTGGGTATTCTGAAACGTGTTCATCCAAAGCTTCTGGATCAAAGTTCCAATCTACAAGCTGAGTAGGATTTGCTTGATCAAGACGTGTCTTTCCGTCATAGATACAGATATAAGCTTCGTCATCCCAACGATCAATAAATACTTCACCTAACTTTGCCATTATACTTCCTCCACTAATACGAGTTTAAACTGAGATTTGAAGATTGGCTCTTCGTTGCCGTCATAAAGTTCGATAACACTGGTTTGGCCCCAGATACCTAGATCAATCTGACCACCGGAAGCTTTAACTTCTGCTTCACGTTCGTAGACGTGTGCAGGGAAAATACCTGGCAGCAGCTTTACGTCATAGAAATAGAGATCGGAGGTATCCATTTCATCCCAACCTTCCCAGCTTTTTACAAAGCTAGCTTCCATTCCATTTTCTGCAATTATATGTTCTGACATATTCTTCTCCTCTGTAGGGTGTTTGATTAAGGACACTAACCGCTATTTAAACAGTTGTGCCCCTGATATGTTACATCACTTGCTTAAGGAAAGCGAAGATCTCTTTCTTCGTCTTCCCTCGAATGTTCAGGCAAGGGACGCCATATTTCTTAGCTAGCATCCAAGCAGTACGAGTACCACCTTGAACATTTCCGTCCTTATCTTCTTTACCACAGGCAAGCAGAAAACGTGAAGGAATAGGATTCTCCAGGCTTTTACCTAACACTTGGTGGCAGTTACGTTGATGAAGTTTTAGCGCACCCTGAGATAATCTGTCTGCTGCTGGATGGATCTCTCGTACAAGTTTCAACGAGATTCCAAAATCAACAGTAGAAGGTTTACCCAGAGGGATTGTTTCGCCTTCCAAGTCATTGCCGTTAAACTTTTCCCAAGGAGTGTAGATCTCTTTCTTAGAGATATCGCCTGCAAGGTTTACACCGCTTTCAAAGGCACTGTCGCTCCCTAGAGCTTTTCCGCTACGCAATACATAGCCTTGACCAGCTAACCACTTTGCAACGGCTTCCATAAGGTCAAACTCTTCATCACTCACTTCACGACTGCCCACACCAGTGTATGCTAGCAAGTTGCTCGGGCCTTCTTGAGACTGCTCTTCCTGGGAATCCTGAAACTCCCGAGATAATCTTGTTACCTCAGATACAGCCTCTTCAAAAGACAGATTATACTTATCTGCATATTTCCACAAGAGGTGATGCAACTCTCTTACTTCTGGTGGAAGTTCTCCAACTAGCACTTTTACCTCCTTAACAAGTGATCGTCATAGGCGTCTGGGGTAAACCGTATTCTTTAGACTTCCGAATGAAATCTTGCCAATCGAAATCAATATTACGGTTTGGTACATCGCTGGTAATTGAAATAACATCGTTGTGGCGTAGAATGGCTAAGGCCATATCAACGCTATCTGTATCCACTTCAACAATGGTTTCCACATCTCCGACTTTCTTAATTACTTTAATCTTGAACATTTATAGCTCCTCCATTTTGGTATTGTAATACCAGATCTCGCCGTCAGGTTCGATAACAGCCACTGTAAGTTTCTGGGTGAACACTGATCCCGTATCGATATAGGCTCGGTTGCCGTGAATAACAGGCTCTTTCACTCCAGTATGTCCGTGGAAAATCATCTCCACGCCAGGTACGTCAGGAAGTTTATATCCTTGCTCAATCGCACCAATAATAGTTCTGTTCCAGCAAAGCATTTGAGCAATCTCTGCTTTCGCTTGATCGAGGTCATCAGGATAAACGCGCTCAAGAACTTTTTCCAAAGCTTGAGGTGGCACTTCTTCCAACTCCAGCGGGTATTCTGCGTGGCTGAAAGCGTACATCTTACTATTAACTTCCATCGTAATGAGGTAATAAGACTTGTTCTCCAGCATCACTGCCAAACAAGTACTACCCTCTTCACCAACTTCTGCTAATACGGTCTTTCCACCGTTCTGTAACCATCCCAGATAGTTTCTCTGATCCCCTTCCAGCAAACCTTGAATCAACATATCGTCGTGATTACCGCGAACAACATATGAGTTTTCTGTGTTAACCGCGTAGTCAACACACTTGAGGTTTTCGGTTCCTCGGTCTGTTAGATCACCAAGAAAGACTTTTACATCTCCCTTTTCAATAGCTAGATCGTGGATAGCCTTTTCCAGCAAGTGCCAGGCTCCGTGAACATCACCAAACACTAAAACTCGTTTACCATCACCCTCTTTAATATTTTGCTGAAACATTACTACCTCCGTTTAACTTGTTGACACCTCTACAGCATAAGACAATAAAGGTTCTTTTGCAAGGGTTCCTACCGTAACGGTACGTCCGTTAGGAGTATCAAAGCAAATTACATTACCAACCTTAATAAGGTTTACCCATACTTCCACACCCTCTCCTTCTTTCTCTGAGATAACGAAGTCAATATACTTCCGTTGTACTCCAAGAGAGATTAGGAAAGATTTAATCTCTGTTACGATCTTAGACATTGTGTTATGCCCAAAATCTATTAGCTCTACGCACATCTCAGTAGAATAACACGTCATCCCCTCTACGTCTAGGCTTCTACAAGGGAGAATGCTGAAATAATCTCCTGACTTGGGCAAGAGATCCATCTTAGACTGATTGATGATAGCTTGCTTGGGTGTAGTAACATAGAATGTGTTTTCTGTTACGTTGTCTACGTTGTTTCTACGCACGTAAAGATGCGAAATATGGCTTTGGTATACACTATCAAAATCCACACACATAGGCAACGACAATGGCTTACGATCTTTTGAAGCCTGTAGAATTGCTTTGGTCAGTATTTCGGAACTGACATAACCACTTGCACTTAAGAGCATTTATTACCCCTTATGAGGTGATAACACTGGTCTCTTCTTCTTTGGGTACAACTTCACCGTCCACTGTGCTACGTAGTGCGGCATATACAACCTTGTATTCAGAGCCTGTACTATCGAGTAAGATACGATCCACGTTCAAAAACTGCATAAAGTTTAATGCGGATGCTTTTGAAGTGAAGGTTTGAACTACTTCCACTTGTTGCTGCATAATTCCCTCCTACGAAAAAGCCCTCCCGAAAGAGGGCAAGATTTTTAGGTTGTTACCGGAGCATCCATTACTGAAACGAATACTTTATCCTGAGAGACAGGTACACCGAAGGCTGAGGCTAGTACTTTGCTTCCAGCTACTTTTGCATCTGACTCTGTAGTGCTCACAACGCCTGCACCGATGGTGCTCTTCTGTGAAACACTGTAACCAACTAGGTAGTTCTGATATGAAGCCATTATATTTCCTTAATTATACGACATATATCGATTTTTGTAGTCCTAATCTCTTCTTCGGATCATAGACAAACCAAGCGTAAGCTGTGCCGTCTGTTTTTCCGTCTCCCGAGAACGATGGACGCTTACTGAGGACAATCAGATGATCCACTGGATATTTATCGTGGAACTCCTTTCGTCTCACAGATTCTAAGAAGCCAAGTCGCAAGAGGAAAATACAAACATCAGCCTCTGCAAGACTCTTCTCTAAGAATTCGGTAGCTATCGAGAAGGGCGGGTTTGTGATTATGCAATCTGGCTTTTCATTCCATTCAGACAGTAGATAATCTTTCCCTTCCGATAACTCACAGTACTCGCTTCCAAAAGGCAAGTACTTGTATATTGCTTTTGCTTCTCCACGGCAAGGTTCAGCAAATCGCCAATCCTTTACAATGCTACCGTAGTTGATTACATTCAACATTGGCTCAATAGCTGAGTCTGGTGTTGGGTAGTAGTCATTTGCATTTCTTTCAGACTTCTTTTTTAAAGTTGCGGGCATTTCACACCCTTACCTTCGTGAGTCTCTTCATTGAAGTCTCCGAGGAACCTGACGATATTAACACATCTTTCATCAATGTCAAGTTCTTCTTTATCTTCAAACTTAGCTAACAGGGCTTGGAACATCTCCTCACCCTGCATAGTTTCGTCATAGAAGGCTAGTAAATTATAGTTTACCACGGAAATCTTATCCATTGCAAGCAACGTATCAAGGATCTCTTCATTTTTAGGATTCTTTAACATTGCCTCACCAAACACGTTGGTGTAGTTGTCATAGAAATTCCCGAAGATGCCTTTTCCAGGCACCCAATACATTTTACGTGCCATTGCGATTCGTAGGTTTCTGCCTAGCTTCCTCGTTTGCTGAAAGGCGAAATGTTTCGCCAATACTTCCACTTTAGTAATTAACATACTTCTCCTTAGAAAGGTAAATACTTATGCTCAATGAAACCTGCATTATATCCTTTATTGAAGCCGTCTTTAAAAGCCGATTTCTCGGCTTCCTCGATCAACTCAGCCAGTAGGTGTTTGGCTTCTGGTGTCAGACTCAGGATTTGGTCTGCTGCTAACAAATACTTGTTCGGGTTTTCCAAGTGGTACTCCTGTTTTGATAAGGTGCATCAACTCTTCCTTGCTCATAAGTCCCATAACTTCATCCGTAAGTTCGACTTTCTTTTCTTCTGGCGGGATATGTTCTGAGAATGTTGCTCCACCTGAGAATGCATCTCTAAACTTGGCAACATCCATAGCAACTTCTGGTGTGGCTCCTGCATCTAATGCTGCTAATGCGTAGTCACTACCGCTTCCGACTGCATAATACTCCGTATCAATTGGATATGCTCGTGAAGGATCATTGCCTTCGTGCAAATAGATTTCACCGTCAGGATGAACAACTAAAGCAGTAAACTCTTCGTCGTCTTTTTCTGGATCATTATCAAAATCCAAGCTGGGCAGTTCCTCGGACAGACGTTCTGCTTTGATACGTTCTTCCATCCAAGAGAAGAATGTTAGGATAGAGGATAAGCGACCAGCACCACCTACAAGGTATCCTTCAATCTTTCTTACCTTGTTGAAGTTAACGCTGTCAACACGATCCCCGACTGTAATCATCCCGTCACTATAGATTGCATCTCGGGTAGCAATAATTGTAGTCATTCAACCTCCTTAGTTTTGATAATAAGTTTTAATTAAGTCCCGACCACCGGAGGAATGGACGGATAAGTATTCTATAGCACGGAGGGTTTCTTTGTCAACCATAATCGTGCTGGACTCTACTAGCTCGTGCTTAAAGATATCACTACAATCACGGACAATAACTGCTTTACGGTAGAACACATAGCTCAAGAAAAGGCGTTTAGCTTCTTCTTGGTCGATCAGCAGCAGTTCTGGCTCGGAAGTTGCGATATCGATCACGCATTGAACTAAATCATCTTTTGTTCCCGCCAGCTTCTGATAGAATTCAAGAAAGTACTCTTGAGTGAACAGAGCAGACACTACCTGGAAAGGAGTGGTGGACTCTAACCGAAGTTGTACCTCTTTTGCAAGAAGATCCATAAAAATCTGACGAAACTCGTTTGGCTTAACCATACCTGCCTGATAGCAGGCTTCAACACCACTACGATCAATCTCAACTAACTGCATACATTCTCCTCGTTATAAGGGCTTCCCTGCCCATTGCTTATTTAATATACCTCAGTAATGTACTGAGAAAGTCTTGACCTCTGGTTGTCCTCAGATTCCAGCGTAATATACCCGATAAAGTCCCTGTTTGGAACTCCGTTGTCGGTTACTCTACTTACTAAATCTGCTAAACCGTTCTGGCGCTTCTTAACTGCGTAAGTTTGCGTCACATCACCAACAATTACCACTTTTGTGTTCTGTCCTGTACGCTCAAGCAGTAGCTTGATTGTTTCAGGCGACATTAACTGGCTCTCGTCAATGATAACAATCGAATCATCCCAAGTCGCACCTAAAGCGTAGTTTGGAATTTCAAGTTCAATCTTACCATTGGCAATATCTGACTCTAACTTACCTGGTGATACAAACTGATGGAACACTCTTTTTGTTGTAGCATAGTGAGCGACAAGTTTATCCTTTTTGTCACCAGAAAGGAAGCCAATCTGATCGTCACCTACTTCTGTTGGGTTCTTGAGGAATAGCACTCTACGTGTTTCCCCTTGCTTGAGCTTCTTGATTGCAGCCCAAAGTGCGGTAGAGGTCTTACCCGTACCAGCTTTACCGTTTACGATGGTCAGATCATTCCATTCGATACTATTGACAATCTGATTCTGTTTTTCGGTAGGGATGAAATCTCCCAGCTTATAATCGGGTGCTGTTTCTGCGTTCTTCTCTTGATATTTGCTACGTGGTGCGGAGGTATCAAAAGATTTAATAGACTTACGGCTACTCTTTCCCATTATTGCTCCTGAAAGGGGCAAAGCCCCTTAATTAGTTGTAGGCATCAAATGTGCCTGTTGTTAACACCTTAATAACACGTTCTGCTCTATTCGGTGTCTGGCGATACCACTTACTCTTCCTCATATTAGCCCCAGCAACTGCGTAATTCTTATCCGCAATCAAGCCTAAGCTATTTTTGAAAGATGCAGTGCCTGCACTCCCCATTTGGAAAACCATATTAATCAGTGCTTGTTTCCTTGCATCATCATATTTGGCGTAAAGTGGGCCGAGTGTTGAATCAACCTTGATCGACTTAACAGCAGAGTTAACATCACTTTGGAACAGCTTTCGGGCTTCGTCTTCGGTGATAGACCCTTGAGTCTTTCTCCCTACTTGGGAATCCAAAACACTTATTGCTACGTCCAAGGATGGTTTCTTAGTTAAAAGATGACCAATCCCGATAGTCCAGTAACCTTCTGTGTCCTTATATGTCTTAAGCTTTAGACCTTCATCCAGCTTCAACATACCGAAAGCGTCTGATACGTTAGGCATCTATTTTCCTTTTACTTAAGGAAGTTTACTAACTCAGTAAAGCCTCCTACGTGTGTTGTGTCCGTTTCCTCTTCATCTCTTACGAAAATCTGAGGGAATGTAGAGGGACGAACTCCTGTTTTCGCAACTACCAGTTCAATAAGTTCTGGTACTGTGAAATCTTCATCCAGTGTAAGGTACACGAAGTGAATACCTTTGGAAATTAAAGTTTCAGTTGCACGAGTGCAATATGGGCAGTTTGGTTTGCCATAAATAGTGAATACCATCTTTTCTCCTATTAAAGATTTTGTTTTGTTCTCAGAATACCTTCTTCGATATTGCTATAAATACCAAAAGAAGAGGCTAAAGCGGAATACGCTGGACGCTCTACTTGAGACACTGTTTTCGTTGGAGAGACTATAACAGAATCAACATCCTGTGTCAATAACTTTGTGAAGTCATACCAACTCAATGCTCGATTACCCGAGAAGTGAACAATACCTGTCTCTAAGAACAGGTCGCCTTTGCCATAATATTCAAAGATAGCTTCCGCGATGTGTCCGGCGTATGTCGGTGTGCCTATCTGATCATCTACTACGTTGAACTCGGTGATACCATTTTCTAATCGTTTCAGAATGGTCTTAGCAAAGTTGTTTCCAAACTCACTATACACCCAAGATGTTCTAATTACCAGAGGGCTATACCACTTGTGACCAGATGCAAAGATCTCTCCTGCTTCTTTTGTCACCCCGTACACGTTCAGAGGGTTTGTATCATCCCAAGAGTTATAAGGTGCAGATTTTCTTCCATCGAAAACATAGTCCGATGAAATATGAATGAATCGGATCTGACGGTCTGAACAAAGCTTGGTCAGAATAGAAGGCCCAAGAGCATTAATGGAGAATGCTTTATCTTGTTCCTGTTCTGCTTTATTAACGTTTGTGTAGGCTGCACAGTTAACCACAACGTCAGGCATAACTTCATCAATAATAGATTTAACCTTGAAGTAATCAGTGATATCTGCTCCGCTATCTAGCTGAATAACCTGAACACCTTCTGGCTTATATTTTGCTAGGGCAGATCCTAGCTGCCCATATCCACCAAAGACTAAATATTTCATCCAAAGATCTCCTTAAGTGATTTTGCATTTGCATCTTTATCCGATAGAGTGACTTTGAAGTTCTTGCCCATTAAGTCAAATCCCCAATCAATCCCAACATCAGGATCATCCCAAGCCAAACTTACCTCTGAGGCTGGGTGATAGAACTGAGTGCATTTGTATTCAAAAATAACCTCTTCGCTCATTACAACAAAACCGTGAGCAAAGCCAGGTGGAATCCAGAAGATATTCTTATTACGATCACTCAAAACCACGCCTTCCCACTGACCAAAGGTAGAAGATCCTTCTCTCAGGTCAACAGCTACATCGTAGACGCTACCCGACATTACACGGACAAGTTTACCTTGAGGGTTCTGTGTCTGGAAGTGCATACCACGAAGCACTCCTCTCTTAGACTTGGAAACGTTGTCCTGAACGAATATCTCATAACCAATATGTTCGTCATAATCCGCTTGGTTGAAAGACTCGTAGAAATAACCTCTTTCATCCCCGAAGATCTTGGGACTGAAAAGTTTCAATCCCTCAATATCAAAACTCTTTACTTTCACTTAATAGTCTCCCCAAACAATTTTAAAATGTATGATCCGTATTCGATCTTAGATAACTCCTGACCACTTGCTAAGAGTTGTTCTCGACTGATCCAGCCTTTCTTATAAGCAATCTCTTCCAGACAGGCAATATACGTTCCTTGCTGTCTTTGCAGTGTTCTTACATATCCAGCGGCTTCTAATAAACTTTCGTGGGTTCCTGTGTCTAGCCAAGCAAACCCTCGCCCCAATACCTCTACAGAAAGATTTTCATCTTCGATATAAAAGTTATTTATATCGGTAATCTCTAACTCTCCCCGCTGAGAAGGTTTAACACTCTTTGCTTTTTCTACAACTGTGTAATCGTAGAAATACAAGCCAGTTACAGCTAAGTTTGACTTAGGATCAGTTGGCTTTTCTTCGATAGACACCACACGGTTGCGTTCGTCTTTACAGACAACACCAAATCTCTGAGGGTCTTTTACCTCATAAGCAAAGATACCCGCACCTCCATATTGTTCCACCCTGGTTCGGACTCGAATTAGTTTCTCTGTGAAGCTTTCCCCAAAGAATAGATTATCTCCTAATACCAACGCAACATCATCACCTGCAATGAAGTCTTCCCCAATAATGAATGCTTCTGCCAAACCGTTAGGCTGATCTTGTGTAGCATAGGACAGGGTTAATCCCCAAGTACTCCCATCCCCAAGTAGCTCTACGAATGCTGCCTTATCTTTGGGTGTAGTGATGATTAGAATCTCACGTATTCCTGCTAGCATAAGCACTGAGAGTGGATAGTACACCATTGGTTTATCATAGACAGGCAATAACTGTTTGCTTACGCCTTTTGTCACTGGATGTAGGCGGGTTCCACTCCCGCCAGCCAGAATAATTCCTTTCATTATTTACCCTCTACCCAATCCAAGTTTTCCAGATACCAATCGACAGTTTTCACAATACCTGACTCGAAGGTTTCCTGCGGATACCAGCCCAATTCAGAAATAATCTTGTCAGCATTGATAGCATAGCGATAATCGTGCCCTGGACGGTCTGGGACGTGCGTAACGAGTTGACTGTAGTCTTTGCCTGTCTTTTCTTTAAGACGGCTTAGAATCGCTTGTACGACCTGTAGATTGGTACGTTCGTTACATCCACCAATGTTATATGTCTCACCATCTTTACCGCTTGTTGCTACCTGAATCAGCGCTCTTGCGTGGTCTTCTACATATAACCAATCACGAATTTGGTTTCCCTTGCCGTAGACACGGATCGGACTACCTTTTAGCGCATTTGTGATTACAGAAGGGATTAGTTTTTCAGGGTGATGGTATGGCCCGTAGTTGTTAGAGCAGTTTGTTACCACCACAGGGATTTTATATGTTCTTCCCCAAGATCTGACTAAATGATCACTGGCTGCTTTAGATGCAGAATAAGGGCTACTAGGATCGTAGGCATCTGTCTCCTTGAACTTGGCATTCTCTTCTTCTCGATCACTCAGATCCCCATACACCTCGTCGGTTGAAATGTGATGGAACAACATCAAACTGTTAGAACGATTCCTCACTGCTTCCAGTAGGTTGAAAGTTCCAATGATGTTCGAATAAATAAATGGTGCAGGATCTCCAATAGAGTTGTCAACGTGACTCTCTGCGGCAAGATGCATAATGATGTGTGGATCGAAATCTTCGATCATAGAGTTCACTCTGAACGACAACGCCAAGTCAAACTCATAAAATACTACTCTTGGGTTGTCCAGAATAGGTGCGTTTCTCAGATCAGACGCATATCCCATTTTATCCACGACAGCTATCTGAGCGTCCGTGGTCTCAAGAAGTTGGCGAACAACAGCACTTCCAATAAAGCCTGCTCCACCTGTTACTAGAATTCTCATACGTCTCCTCAATCTAAAAAGGGGCCGAAGCCCCTTGAATATTACGATGTTACTAAAGTAAGTTCCAAATCGGCAGGGCCGTAGATGAAAGCTTGGGTATCGGTAACAACTAACCAATTACCAGCATCGATATGAATAGGGAAATCCACATCTTCTGTTAATAGTTCTGCGTCCTGATTGGCAGTCATATAGAAGTCTTCTTGAACTTCCAGATAATCGCCTTTCTTAATGTCTGACAGTTTAACAATACTCGTAGTCATTATTACTCTCCTGCTGATTGGTCTTTGACAGTGATAATCGTTCCACGATCACCGCCAGTGTATGTATCGTCTTCAAGCTGGAAAATTACATCTCCACTTGCCCAGAAAGTCCCATACTTATTAGTGTCATATGGTTCATAAACAGTGAACGGTTCACCTACTACTTTCTTGAAGATCTGGTTTCCACCGTCTTCATCTTCCGTATATAGGATCTCGTCACCGACTACAACATCATACACTGGCTTCTGATATACTGCTGTCATTAGTGCTCCTTAAAAATCAAATTTCTCTTCGTCGCTGAAATCTTGTTTCATTGAGTTGAGTTTATAGTTTGTGAGCTGAATCTCTTGTGCTGCTGCTTGAGTTTTATCTGGATCAGTCCAGAAGTCCATCCAAGGAGTAGGGTTTTGCTTAGGGGCTTTGAAGTCTGCTTTGAGTTTCAGACGACGATAAATAGGAGCACAATTGTAATACACCCATTCCATCATCAGTACTTCATTCAAGCCTACAACAACACGTCCTTCGCTAAACAGATACTTAGCCCACTGTCGTTCCTGGGCAACCACCGTGTCTAAGATAAGTTTCAGACGTGGTTTAGCTGTTTCATAGGCTGCTGCCCAAACGGGATCTTTTAACAATGCGTCGATGATAGCATAATCCATACGGACGTGCAACATTTCATCCAGCATAATTTTCTGAACCAGTTTAGCTGCACCGATGAACAAGCCTTGTTCAGCCAGGGCAAACGTTGCAGAGAACGAAGACATAAACTGAATACCTTCTAAGGCAATCAGAGCAACCATACCTTCCAGCAGAAGCTGTCGGATGTAAGGGCCGTCATTCTCTACAGTCAGCATCCCGAGAGCATACTTGTGGCCTGCAATCTCAAGTTCTGACATTACTTCTTCTACGATACCCATACGGTTGAAGATACTTTCGTTCTTAACGATTTCATCAATAACTTTGTTTGGGTCTTTCACACACTGACGCACGATTTCTGAGTAGGTGAGTGCGTGAAGCAGTTCTACCTCAGATTGTTTCAGCATCATTGCACTTGCTTCATTGTTTGTCAAGAACGGAGCAAACAATGTGATGATTGATTTTGCCAGGGAGTCGTTTTCCCACTGGAAGCTGAGCGTCTTGATCATAACATCGAAGTTATTCTGAGAGCAAGTTGCAAAGTCTTTACGTGATTGGTCTAGGTCAACTTCATCCTCTGCCCAATCTTGCGCCTTTTGCTTTTTATACAGGTCAAACATTTCTGGATAGGCTTTATTGATACTGTCGTAGATGCCTAACTGTTGTCCTAAGAATACAGGGTAGATGCCGCTTTTATAGTTGTCATTCTTAAGGTTGATTGCTGCCATTAGATTAGTTCCTCCGCTTCTTTGCTTTGTAGGTATTTATAAACTTCCTTCTGAGATTCGCTCAGGGAAATATTATAATCTTGAGCCATCTCAATAAGGTCAATCAAGGCTGATAGTTCACCTAGTGATAGTTTAACTTCAATTAGAGATCCCATAGTGCTCCTTACATACTGTTCGTATTCTTTCTATTTCTTCGGTAATCCAATTAAACTGTTCCAAGTAGTGAACTCGGGGATTATCCTCTTTCCCGTAGAAATAATAATGAGTGAGCGGCAGAGTTGACTCCACCAACATTTTAAGCAGGTCTTTATTCTGACGTAGTTTGCACCGGATAGCTTCTCTTAACACATCTTTGTGTTCTTCGGTCATCCCGTCTTCATCGATCCTACCTTCTATCTTACGTCCGTGCTTCTTTGCTTCGAATCCAGACATACCTCTTAGAGACTCGTCTTTAGATCCCGTTAGATAATAATACCAGAAACCTTCGAGAGATGCAAACTTTCCGTAGCCGGTAACGTCAACTCTATCGTTAGATAAGTTTGTTAACCGTCTACCAAGAAGCGTCTTTCCTTTGGTGTAGATGTTTATGTGATCAACACCATCATTTATCGGTAAGTACATTCTTACTCCCAAAGAAAAAGGGCCGAAGCCCTTTATTCACATTTTACACGCTTCACAACCATCTTCTTCCTCTTCGTCAGGAAGCTGTTCAAGTGCATTTGCTTCCATACCCAAGGCTTTAAGATCTTGATCTGCCATTGTTTCAGAGGATTTGGTGCGGCTGTTCATATAGTACAGAGATTTAGCCCCCAGCTTAGCCATTGTCAGGATAAACTGAATCTCCGTCTTGTAAGACAGTTTTCCGTCTTCTGACTTGGTGTAGTCAGCCCATTCATCACAAGAGATACCCTGATCCATAAACTTAGTGAAGATGCCGTAGCATTCAGCCATATGCTTATGAGGTACATCCCAGGCAATCTGGTATTTATCTTTCAGTCGATCATATTCAGGAACGATGAATAGCACGTTACCTTTCTGACTTTGCTTAAAGATAATTGTGTCACGCACAGGGTACAGACTGTTTGTTGTATTACTCACCAAAGAAGATGATTCATTCGGTGCAACTGCTGTTAGAACACTGTTACGGATACCACCATTAGCAATAATCTCTGAACGGAGAGTTTCCCAATCCATCTTCAACTCAAAGTCTGCAATGTCATCAACAGCTTTAGAGTAAGTGTCAATAGGCAACCAACCTTGAGGCCACTTGGTTTTATCCATCCACTCGGCATTACCTTTCTCTTTACCTAAGCGAAGAGAGGCTTTAGCCAACCAGAAGTAATGACGTTCAGCCAGTTCGTGCATTAACACCTTACCTTTTTCATCGGTATAAGATGCATCGCTTGCTGCCAGATAGTGAGCTAGGTTTGTGATACCAACACCAATAGAGCGACGAGCCTTAGCTGTTACTTCATTATGATAGAATGGATACACCATATCTTCGATAATGTTGTCAATCGTTAATACTGTGTAGTAAGCAACATCCTCGTATTCTTCTGGAGTAACACGTCCTGCAACGATAGAAGCTAGGAAGCACAGCGCCAGTTCTGATGTATCAGTATTCTCACCAGTATCCAGATCACTCATTTTCTGGAATGCCTTTGTAGGCAAGAAGATTTCCTGACACAAATTTGACTGGAAGATCGTGTCCAAGAAAGGTGTATGACGGTTTACGTTATCTGCGAAGAAAATATAAATACGTCCGGTCTCTGCACGTTGCTTGATGATTTCCACCAGCATATCACGAGCCTTAACCACAGTCTTCTTGATTCGTTTACGACTTACAAGCTCATATACTTCCTCAAACTCTTCTTCTGAGGCGTAGAGCGCATCATACAGTTCTGGAGCTTCGTTAACACTCACCAGCATCCACTCCTTGCCTTGTGCTGCACGACGAAGGAATGCGTTATTCACCACAACTGAGTAGTCCAGTTTATCTACACGTTTGTTATTTGGTGTAGTTGGGTTTTTCAGTCGTACAAGGTCATCAAAGTCCGGCTCCAAGCAGGTGAACGTAATTGTTGCACTACCACCACGAGAGGCTTGTTTCGACGCACCAACGCTGCTCTCCATCCAACGAAGGTAAGGAAGCATACCGCCGTGAACGATTCGGTTATTCTTTACGCCCTGGCCTGTAGCACGAGTAGAGATGTTAACACCAATACCTGCGTTATTCAGTGTATACTCGTGAGCAATCGTATTAGCGATACGCTGAGACTGAGCAGTATCATCTGCACGGAACAGACAGCAAGAAGCGCTACCCAAGATCCGAGTACGTACTGTTGTCAGATACGGAGACGGCAGGTTGATCTTCAAATCGCTGGTGTATGTGTACAGTTGAGTAACATCCAGAAGACGAGTTTCTTTAGGCTGCTTCTCCATCACTTTCATCGCCAGGCCCATAAACAGGAACTGAGGAGTTTCGTGTACTACTCCGTTGATTACATCACGCACCAGATATTTATCTTCCATCTGACGTAAGACGCTGTAATCATAATCCAAGTTTTTGTTATGGTCAATTACTTTCCCGAGAGCGTTGATCTCTTCTTCGGTGTAATCCATATCAATCCAGTATTCAGATTTTACACTGGTGTTATAAAACTCAAGCAGAGAAGGAATCTTACTGAAACCTCCGTGTGCTTGTTTATACAGACGACCAATCAGAAGCCGCGCTGCGAAATCTGCGTATGGTTGTGTTTGTTTGCTGATACAAGCTGAAATCATAGCGTTATGCAGTTCGGAAGTGGGCATTCCGTCATACCCACGTTTGACTGCTTCTAACTCGATCTCACTCCAGCTAACTTTACCTTTATTCCGCTTGATCTTTTTTGCAAAGTCAGACCATTTACGAAGTTTCTCTGGATTAAAAGGTTCTTTCTTACCATTAGCTTTTGTTACGAAGTTAATCAATGTCTTTTCCTTATTCTAAATTACAGTTCTACATCACTGCCTGGCTTTAAGTCCGTATATAAGCTGTTTGCATACAGATAACCTTCAAAATGATCGATATCTTCAAATCCACGTTCTTTGGCTTTCTGATCTGCTGCTTTTCTGCTAGGACTTAATCTTTCTGATGTATCTAAAATAACGGTCACGTTACAGTTCATATCTTTATCGAAATAGGTTTCTGTAACGCATCCTGCGAATCTATCTTTGGGTTTGGTATTCTTAGCCATTATTCCTCGGTGTCGTCGGCAAAGTTACTGCCTGTTGGTGGCTGATGTTCGTTACCGAAGTCAGCGAGTTTAGTGTGAATGTCTCCCCATCCGTTGAATTCTTCATCTCCAACGTGGAGAATATCCATTTTCTCATAGATACGCTTGTAAGCATAATCGCTACGTACTGGAAAACGGTAGACGCTCGTTTTGAACACTACTTCACGTTCTTGGCTACGGATATAGATACCTTCTTCACGAGTGTATCCTGCTTTTTCTGAATCCCAACCAAGGAAGTGCAGAGCTAGCTTAAATGTCTTACTGAATAGTTCACGAGGGATATTACCATTTGAATCAGCAACAGCTTTCCATTCTGGGGTTGCTTTGATGGTGGACATACTTACAGAGCCGTATACGGTGGTGTTAATCAGTGACATATTTTGCTTCTCCTAATCTAAATAGTGGAGAGGGAAATGCTCCCTCTCAAACGTGGGATAATACTACTACAAAACCTACTTATCTGTCAACTACTTTCTTACCATTCCGAATGATTTTCCAGTAATTGTCGATGCTGAACAAAACCTTGAAGATTTCCTGACCAGAACATACCGTTTTTATCAACGTGAGTGTATCCAGAAAGATCACCATCTAAGAATCGGGAGAAGTCACCAAAACACTCCACAGACTCAATAATCATTGGCGTTGCCTGATGTTCGAAAGGTGATGCGTGAACTTTTGCACCTGATAACAGCTTGCCGTAAATATCCAGCGCTTTATCTTTGGTGTTATTCAGAACACGATAACTTACCTGAGCACAACACGAAGAAGAGATAGCAAGAGCCTCTTGTTCGGTAAGCATAGTAGTTGTACCGTCTTCATTTTGCAAGCAATAACCTACAAAAATACCTGGGCCATCATCCGTCAGATGTTCATATGCGTGGTCAACATACGGAGTATGCCACTGACCAGGTTCAAGGGCTTCCGGCTTAGAAACATCAATAGCTTGCTTCATCAACTCAGCAATAGCTTTGATGGAAGGATCTGCGTCAGCATCAATACGCAACCACCAGAAGTTAGCAAACTCTGTAGCTGTCAAAACGGTTTTGATAAACTGGAAAGGTTCCAGTAAACGGTTTGCTACCTGTTTGTGATAACCTGCTGCTGTGTACTCTTCGGCAAATCGAATCGCGCTTAGTGCTGCAAGATCCCACCATTCCTGTGCAGAGTATCCTGCCTGAATAGGAGCATCGAAATCTACGCCTTTATCTTGCATACCAGGTTGATTCTGACCAAAGCGGTAAGGTCGGGCAGGCTTAGTCCTGATTAGTTCGATCAGCTTGGTTACAGGGATTGCACGGCTTGATGCAGCATTACGGCTGAATAGGCGGTGAGTCATCATTTCAGAGTGAACCATACGTGGGTAAGTAAGTTCGAATGTTGTGATTCGCTTACCTGTCGGTGAGATTGAGTCTGCGATGATAGTTGCTACATATCCCTGATCGTTAGTAAATTCCATTGTTTCTCCTAAAATAAAATTGATTCAATATCTTGCCACGGTGTTTCAATCGTGGTGATGTGTACATTTGGTTTGTTGACTAAACGCATTAGCGCTGAATCATCATATACCGTGTTGAAGTAAATCTTTTCGACACTATCTGGAAAGTGTAACAGGTTTTCGGCTCGGTCGTCAATTGCGATATCACAAGGAAGTAAATATTTCTCTTTTGTTGCAAAGAAACCATTACCACTACCAGGCTCAAAACTGAAATCACTTGCCACGCGCTTAACGTGTCTAAACTTGCTACTAATGTGTCCTCCACGAGTAACACTGCCTACAGACAGGTTGTTTCCAAACCTACCCCAACGGTTTAGTACTCTACCTGCACCTTCTACAGTACCCATTGTATCATACAGGTGTAAGTTATCCCAATAAGACTGAGGATCAATACCGTGTTGATGCTTAAACCAAGCGAAGTATTCTCCAAGGTTGTAGTGGGTGGTTTTACCTCTCACTGGCATAGGGTCTTTTCTGCCGTCAATCTTACACAACCATTCCCACCAGCCTACGTCTGTAGGAGCTACGCATAGATCCCAATCACACATAATTCTCATTTCACTTTCCTTCCATAAAACATTTTCTGCATTGCGTTTCGTAAATATCCTCTCCACCTAACACTACTTGGTCAGGAGAGTCAACCATTCTTCTATTGAATAGTGCCTTTCTTCCACACATACAAATGCTTTTCAGTTCTGTTATCGAATCTGCAATTTCTAGCAGTCTTTTGCTTCCCTCAAAAAGCTTTCCTCTGAAATCTGTCTTTAGTCCGTAACAGAAAAGAGGAATGTCGTAAGTATCTACCAATCCAGCCAGTGCGTCAATGACTTCTTCGGATAAGAATTGGCATTCGTCTACAAATATCGCTTCTATATTTGCAGGCTCAATAGCATACGCTACTACTTTGATATCGTCAACATCTGACACACCCATTGCATCACCAGAAACACCCAGACGAGAGGTAATCTTACCTTCGCCGTTGCGGGTATCAAGTGCAGCAGTGAGAAGAAGAGTTTCCTTCTTCCTCTCTCTGTAGTTGTTTTGGGTTTGAAGTAGATGCAGACTTTTACCAGCGTTCATTACGCTGTGTCTGAAATACAACTTTGCCAAAGTTATTCACCTCTTAAGTTATGAATCAATACTTCCTTGGCTTTAGCTCCTTCTGTGTCTTTACTGGACGCAGTGTACTTAACGTCAAAGTACTCGAAGGTGTAGCCTTTAAAAGCATCATAGAACATTTCGTGATCCTTGTTACAGAATGCAAACTGACAGCTAGCCGGAAGGTTCTTTAGATGTTCTGCCATTTGCAACTGCATAATATCTTCGAATGAAGATCTGCGGTCGTACTGAGTGTGGCTATTCACGTAGGGTGGATCTGCAAACACTAATGAGTTTTCTGGAATTGCTACGTGCTCATAACTACCACAAACAATGGTAGCATCTTTTATCATATCACGGAAATCTTGCATAGCTTTTCTGTTATAGATTCCATTCTTCTCTCCACCGTTTCCGAAAGGAGTGTAGTAGATTCCAGTTGCAGCTTTAGCTTGCCAAATACCGTTGAAGTTGGTGGACATTAGGAAATACAGAATGAAGGTCTTGTCTTCAACGCATAGAGTGTTGTAGTTCTCGTGGTAATACTCTCGATACTCTAGGTAGAAAGCCTTTCTTTCTTCTTTGGTAGGTAAGGCCATATACTTAGCCTCTAAATGATTTACGTTGTCAATGAAGTCTTCGTAATTCTCTTTAATTTGCTGGTAGATGTAATAGAGATCCACATTATACTCATTCAAGATGATTTTCGCATCAGGAAAGTTCTTGTGAATCCACACAGAGGTAATCCCTGTACCACCACATAAATCTACGAAAGTGTCAAAAGAAAGCCCCTCAAAGAGAGGGGCATACTTTACGAACATCTTACGTTTACAACCAGCCCATTTGAATAGGGGTTTTAAGTCGTTAATCAAACTTCCTCCGTTATACTGTGATCCTCAACTCTTCGTTGAAGATTTGGATTGCTCGCTTAGCACCCTCTTGACTCTGAGCAAAAGGCTTGCGTTTGCGGCTTACAAAATACTTACCAGATTCAATACTGGTCTGGATAAGTTTATACACCACTGCGGAGATGATTTCAATACGGTCGCCAGCGCCTTTAGGGTTTAAGTAACTGTAGATACCATCTGTCAGGAACATATCACGCAGTTCTAGCGCTACGCATTTGTCTCCTTCTTCATTCATTGCACGGTCAAAGTGACCAGTAAACATTTCGGTGAACAGGCTGTTTACAACTGAGCGAGGCTGACCACTGCTGAGCAGATAACGGTAAGCAACCAGGAAAGGCCCAATGCTTGATTTCTGTTTAGGACTCCACAGTTTTTCAAAGTTATCGTAAAACTCATTGATGTAATGAGTGCCAAAAGCTTCAATCTGACGTGCCTTAGCTTCTTCTTCGGTAACGTCATACTTGCGGCAAACATCAGCAACCTTAGAAGAACACTTGTTCAGTGCGCTGCTAAGCTTAGCTACACGTTCTGAGTCGATACCGATCAGACTCGCTGCTGATTCCATTTTATGCTTAGCAACCTTAATCTGCTCTTTCGAGTCGAATGTAGCATACCACTTATTCAGATCTTCAATCTCAGAGAACTCCCGATAACCACAAACGATTTGTGATTCATTAAAGGCCAGCCATTTTGGATCTTTGCTTTCCATCATAACTTGCCAGAAGAACTTTCGGGTGTTTCCATCAACAACCAGATAATCGCCACGCTGGATTGTGTGACCGTTGTCAGTGGTGAAGTCCTTACCAATATACAGCGCAAGGTTAACTACCAAGTGGTTTGGCAGCATATCTTGGAAGTAGTTTACTTTACCTGACTCTACACGAGCCTTGTGATCACGCTGAATAGTTGGAGTTTTAGTTTTGTTCAGAAAGTCTTTAACTTTGATGGTATAGATGTGTTCTACGTTTGTTTTATTCAGCATTGTCACTTCTCCTTATGTTTACTCTAAAAGTGCCCTCCGAAGAGGGCGGTAATATTAAATAAAGTTGCTCAGACGCTTAGCTTCTGTCGCTGAGACAACGACACGAATATTATCGTATTCGACAGTTCCTGTCAAGCCGTTTTCATCCATTTTCAGACATTTTTTGACTTGAGTCAGTTCACTGGTCAGAGACTGAGTATCCACGATTGGCTCATACACCTGCTGGAGACTTTCTTCTTTCAGCGGAGTCATCTTATAAGCCATACGGACGCGCTTGATAAAACGGTTGTTAGTGAACAGCTTCAACAGCAGAGTTTCAGAGATACCACGGTCACGGAAGCGACCATTACCCAAGATGCTACCCAGGGTCATAAATCCACGCTTAGATTTGCCAAAGACAACTTCGCTATCACCTGTAGGTTTTGCTTGAGATACAGCAGACAGGATCTTTGAACCGTCTTCCATACCGATGCTACCGTATAGGCTGGTGAATCCGGCCCCCTTGAATACTTGATCATTATCATTGACCATAAACACTGAGCCGTTTTCGTTGCGAACTGATTTTACGTTTTTAAGCTTTTTCATTAAATATCTCCTTTGTTGTTCAGCTACCAAACCATTTCAGTAGCTGTCTCGTTTTGTTGAGATGAATACTACGCTAAGTGTTCTTCTCTGTCAACAAAATATTTATGATTTGTTCTCTTCTTTTTGCGATGGTTGATTCTGCCGATACTCCTCTGGACTCAAGCCACTGTCTGTCTTGCTTACTGCCCACCAAACTGATCGCCTCTTTGATAGCTTTCGCTTCTTCAAAAGTAACTCCTTGTTTGTCTGAGTATGCCAAGATGCTGTTGCACTTCTTGCACACAATTCTTAAATCTTCATCTGAGATGTAGAGAAGTCTTGTAATGAATCCGAGTATATCATCATAGCCACGCAAAGATCCAGCCGCTGTGATGTGGTCTACCTCAAACTCTTTCTGAGGGCCAGTGATTCCACACATTTCACACTTACAGTGCCACACCTGCATCACTTTACCGTTTTTAAAGTGCTTATCGGCTTTAAACCTGTTTGCTGTGATCTTGGAGATCCTTAACGGATGCTTGCTCCAACCTCTACGCAGAAGCCCACGCAACCAGACATAGAATTCTGATTTTGTTCTCCAGGGCGTTCCTTCTCCCCATACTTTCTTAGGTTCTCCGGTGAGGTCTTCAATAACGTCCATAAGCAGAGGTTTCTTTACTGCTTTCTTCCTTGTAACTTTCTTTCTAACAGCTTTAGCCATTGCTCACTACCTTAACTGCCCTGTAATCACCAGGCGGTATATCGTATTTGAAAAACAACATTCTGTCGAAGGCTCTCTTGCAGAATGATTCCTTTAGGGTTATATCGCACAAAAGGACGCCATTAGCGCCCTTTCTATAAATCTTCACACGATCACCCTCTTTATAATCTTGAGGGTTATTCTGTTTCACTTTCGATCATTACCTCAATATAGCGGATTGCTCTTTCGTATTCACCGTTATACATTGCTTTGAGTGCAGAACGTAGTTCTGGATTTGGAGTGAAGATTTCGATTAGCTTTGATGCCAACTCTGACTTGCTTAAATCGAATCCGAAGGGATATGCCTCTGCCATAATATTAGCATAACGGCTTTGCATTTCTTGCTCATACTTGATGCAATGGAGGGCTTTGTTTAAGTTGATAAGCTTATCGCCTTTGTTACGTGAGCCGTATTTGGCAAGCTTGCAGAAGGCCGGAGTAGCACCTATCATATAGGTTAGTTCCAGTGGTTGAAGGTACATTTCTGTGTAGTGACTTCCGTCGATTTGGGAATTGATTGCTGACATAACTATCTCCTCTAAAAGAGAGGGCCGAAGCCCTCTTTGATATTAAATACCGATGATGGTATTGCCACGTTTCTCTTTACTGCGGAGGTTGACACGTCCACGAGAAAGGCTGTCACACTGAGCACAACGAATAACTTCGAAGGTGCTAACTGCGGTCTGGTGGAACTTACCTGGAACAACAGCAACATCCGTGCTACCACAACGTGAACAACGACAAGCGTCATCACTGTAGTATGCTGAGACGTTCGGGTGCTGAGGAATCCACGCCAGAAGTTTCAGATATAGATCACGAAGGCTCAGAACATCCCCATCATTGTATGTTTGCATACGATTGAATGCATCACGATCACCTTCACAACAAGCCTTCCAAAGCGGGAATCCTTCGTTATCCAGTTTGAAGTTCTCTGTCTCAAAATAGATACACATCTCTTTAAGCGCATTTGAAGGCAGTGCAAACTGCTTCTTAGCGGCTTTCAGTGTATCGACTACAACATACGGGCTTGGTGGAACCATACCGTGATAAGCAAACCGTTGGTTGATGTACGCACGGTCAAACTTGACGCCGTTGTGAGCAATCAGAACATCTGCTTCATCCATAATACGCCAGAGGTCTTGGCACATATCATAGTCGTCTGTGTGGTCAATATCAAACAGGTCATAATCTGCTAAACTCTTACCTTCTACTTCACCTGTATGCAGGTCTGCGATAGAGTAGGACAGCAAATAGCCACGCTTAATCACCTGCTCAGGAGAGATGAAAGCTTTGAATCGACGGAAACTATACGCGATTTCTGGGGCTGTTTCCACATCAATAATTTTGATAACGGGGCCGTCTTTCTTAATTACTGTCAGTGTTGCTCCAACTTCACGAGCTAGGAAATCATTAACAGTACTCTTGCGAGAACTGCTACCTAACACTAAAGAGGCAATAGCGCGAGAACTGAATCCCTGTGCTTTATAACTAAGGATATCTGTCTTCTGCGTTTCTGTTAACTTGCTCATTTTATCTCCTGATACCCTTGAAGCATATCTTCAAAGGTGGTAGTATCGTTGTGTACACGTTTCATATAGACCAGTTGGAAGATAGTTTCAATCCACTCGTCCGTTGACATTTCAATCTCTCTACCTGTCCACGAGGTGAACTTAACACCGTCTGGGAACCAAGTATGGAATTGTGCTTTAACTTTGCTGAACAAGTCATATTGAGAAGTGCTGTCTTTGATTAAAGCGTAGCACGTTAAATCCCCAAACTTGATATCAAAGTCTTGGTAAGGTCTTACTGTATCTGTATCGTCACCCATAAGCATCTGATACGCCAGCCAATAACTTCCCCAGCCCTTAACTTCTTTTGTTACCTTCCCTTTCGAGTTGGTCTTTTCGTTAACCCAGATATCACCGATTGAGTCATCAATAAAGATAACTTCTGGCTCCTTGTAAGAGGTGGCGCCTGGTTCACGGTAGAAGTTCAGTAAGAAGCCTGGAGTGTGGAGGCTGTCTTTATCCATCGATGCGATGATACACGATGTTTTACCTGTTCTCAGATAATCGTTGTAGCCTTCAAATGCTCGGATCTCCATAGCATCATCGGCTTCGATCTCAACAACAACATCGCCGTAATGATGCTCTACAAGGAAATCTTTGGTTTCTGCTAACTGGACAGGTTTTGTTTCTGCACGAGAGGATTTGTATTCTTTGGGGAGTTCTAAGCGATGCCGGAAGGTTTTACCTACACCGATAACGCCGGAATACTTTGTAAGCTTGAGGTGCTTAACAATCCCTTCGAGTTTTGATTTTGCTGCTTGGAAAGTGTGGGAGATATCCGCTGCTGGGATCTGTAGATTAAGGATTTCAAAATCTTCCTTTGTAAACGTCTTAAGTCCTTTCTCTTCTCTTTCCGTGTTCTGATTTGCTAACCATCCTCCGATAGCCTTTCCCGCACCCCAGAATTCTGTTTTATGCTTAAACTGTTTCTTTCTGCCCGAGGCAATGTGTAACGCCTCAATCGCTCTCTTTTCTAGCGCTGACGCTCCTTGGAAAGCGATTTGATCGTAGTCAATCACAACTTCCGTATTCTCGTCTACATATTTTGGCAGGTCTTCCAGTTTGATTTTGATAAAGCCGCTAATAACATCCTCCTAGTGATGTTAATCGGCATCGAAAGTCTCCGTATGCCGACATTGTGAATTCTCGCTGACCTCAACAGTCTCTGTATGGCTAGCATTAGAATATACACAATATTTGGCGTTACCGCTGATGTACTCTGCTTCAAGGATTAATGTAGTCTGTTGCGCTGCGGCACAGAATGAAGTCATTAATGCGATTGCGAGGATGATTCGTTTCATTGTGAGTCTCCTAATAAAAAGCCCTTCGTTACTAGAAGGGCATCTTAACATAACTAGACTGAGCGTGTCAATACTTATTCGCTAAAAGTTTCTTCTTTTAGATCTTTGATGATGCCACGAAGTTCATTTACGATTGCAAGTACGTTCGCTTCAAAAGTACCATCTGCCTCAAAGCTCTTATCGAACTTGAGGGATTTCAGAGTAAACTCAGTATCCACCACGAAAGTTACAACCGCATCATAATCCAGACCAATCGCTTGAACCAGCTTACCTGTCTCCAGCAGTTCAGATGCTTCTGACTGATACAGACTTTCTTTAGTCCAGACAACAACACCGTCAGCGTCAGCCAGTTTGATGTAGTTGCCCAGCGCCAAACGGGTAGTGATATCGCCAGTAAGCAGTTCAGAGAAACCTTTCACTACCATTGACTCGTCTTTCACAATACCTTCCACAGGGAAGCTTTCAATCAGGTCACGCACAAAGTCAGTCAGCTTTTCGCTAGCTTTCTTGCTGGTGTTGACAACGAATACTTGCTGGTTTTCTTTATCCACGATCAGCAGGTTTTCAAACTCGTCAACCTCTGTCTCTGGCAGCAGAGAAAATGCGATTTCTTCTGCGATAATATCCTTATCTTCCTTGCTAACTTTCAGGGTTTCGCCTGGGTTGTTTTCAGCATACTGCGCTTGCATCTCAGCTACACGTTCTTTAACCAGACGCTTCACTTTTTTCTTGTTAACTTTCTTAACACTGGAGCCGATGTTAATCACTTGCAGACCAGCGAACTCTTTCACAAACTCACCGTCGATATGAATCAGACCGATGCTCTCTGCTTCCCATTCACCAGCAGGTACATACTCAAACGGACGATCCGTGATATTGTTGATTGCGTTCAGGTCAACAGCTTCGGTCAGTTCCAGAGTAACAACAGATTTGAAAGTTTTTGCGAATGACATAATATTCTCCTTTGTTAATGAAGGGCTGTTGCCAGCCCTATAATTATTTGATTACTTTAACGAGGTATTTAACCTTTTCGTACTCTACTACACAGTCAGGAAGCTTGCAACCTTTATATGCTTGCTTCATTACTTTTTGTGCAGCGCTGGCTTTGTTCTCAGGATTATCGAGCCATTGCTCTTCCGTGTTGAATCTTACTACCAGCTTACCTCTCACAGAGTGCTTCAAAGAAACATCTTCCGTAGTTATATCATCAATACCAGCAGCCTTCAACTGCTTAATGATTTGCATCAACTGGTATTGCATTGCTTGAGCACTGTAACTCATTACTCCACCATAAACGGCTTGAGGTTTGCCGGACTGAAAGTAGATGGTTTCATATACTTACCATTACCATCGAGGAAAGTATACACCTCAAACTCTTCGTTGTAAACAACAGAGAAGTCAGAATATTCGGTACGGTTTTCTTTAATCCAAGCTAATTCTGCCTCAAGAACCTCTGAGATATCTTCGGTAAGAAGCTGGTGGCTATCACGAAGCTGTTGCTCAGTAGGAAACTTACTGTCGTTACTACGTAACACTTCCAGAATAGCTCCTTTACCATCGTGAACAGTTTTTACCAGCGAGTCACGAGAAGAGCGGAAGATTGCCGCCATCAGGAATGCTGTCTGATCTGAACTGTCAAGTACTTCCCGAGAACGACACAGTGTTTCGTAGGGATCGCTTGCCAGATGATCTGCTACACCGTATTTCATAAACTCATTAAGAATAGCGGGGCCGAAGAACATATAAGTCAGGAATCCTGATACAACAAAGATATCTGCGGCTGCATCCAACATCTCTACCTGATCCTGTGCTTGGAATGCATCACGGTACTCTTTGAGTTCTTCTTCTACCAGAGAAATCTGATGAACAAACTTCTCGTGGGTGAACTTCTCAGCAAACTTTTCGTAGTTGCTCGGGGATTCGTTCATTGCAATCGCGTTCCAGCTTACTACACGTTCTGCTGCGTTCTGGAAGAATGTTGAGTGATTGCGTTGTTCTTTGTAAAACTTCTTAGCCATTAAAAATCTCTCCTTACTGAGGGCCGAAGCCCTCTAATTATAGTTGGGCAATCCAGGTTGCTGCTTTTAAGATGAAATCCGCTACACCACATCCGGCAAAATATGCCACACCAATACCTACGATTGCTGCTGTGGTAGTTTCATTCGTTGTATTGATAATGTAGTAGACAAACATTACCAACCACATAATAGACAGCACGATAAGTGCGGTAGTAAACATTATTCTAATACCTCCCAAGTGTCAGGGTTAACATCACGTTCAGTGAGTCCAGTTGCAAAGCTAGGTGCTCCGTCATCAGTATAAGCTTGGAAGCTAATTGTGATGAAACTACCTACCAGATACATACAGTTTGCTCGGTAGGCGTGGGTGCCTTTCATTTTCACTTTGAACTCAACTCCAGATTGAAGACGGCAGTGTAACAGAACTTCGTCGTTCTTGTCAATCTCAAATCCAAAAACAAATGCTTCAATCGTCTGAAAAATCTTCCACTTAA